AAAAGGGAGCAAGAAATGAATATAGAAATGATGGAGACTACGAGTCTTCAACCATACGAGAAAAACCCTCGTAAAAATGAGAAAGCAGTACAAGTGGTCTCGAATTCAATACAACAGTATGGATTTCAACAACCAATAGTAGTAGACAACGATAGAATAATCATCGTAGGACACACAAGATATAGGGCAGCAAAAAACCTAGGAATAGAGAAAGTACCGGTACTTGTAGCAAAGAATTTAGATGAGAAGCAGACACGCTCTTATCGAATAATGGATAATAGGTCGAATGAGAATGCACAATGGGATGAATCGCTATTATTCCAAGAACTAGAAGACTTAATAACAGACAGTACGATACAAGATTTGGCGTACGATGTTGGTTATACAGAGAACGAATTAGAAAAACTATTTAGAGAGGACGAAGACCCAGTAGAAGTATTTAATGAAACACTCCAAATTAAAGCACGAGAGGGTGATTTATATACACTAGGCGAACATAAACTCGTATGTGGTGATAGTACAAATAAAGAACACCTTGAACTACTACTAGGCGATGATAAAATAGATTTACTGTGGGAAGATCCACCATACGGTATATCATATATCACATCAGGTAACAATAGATATACAGCAGAAGAAAACATTATACGAGACAAGAATAGAGCAATTAAAAACGATAACTTGTCAGGAGAAGAATTAGACGAACTGTTAGACAAACATTTAGAAGTGATTATGCCCTATTGGCGCAATGGTGGTTCAATATACTGGTCACACGATATTAACTTTAACAAAGCATTTAAAGATTTACTAGAAAAACATAAAGTACACGTCACAGACACGTTAATATGGAAGAAAGACCAACCAAGTGCTTGGATGGTAGATTATGCAAAGTTTTATGAACCCATACTATATGGATGGAAGAAAGGAGCAGAACACAACTGGTACGGTAAAAACAATAATCCAAATGTGAATGATTTGGATGATTATGAAAAGATGTCGAGGGACCAACTGTTAAAGATAGTTAAGTCAATACACTCGAATGTCTTTGAATTTGGCAGAGAAAAGCAAAAAGACTTAGTAGAACTATTGCATCCAACTGTCAAGCCAGTAAAACTGATAGCGTACCATATATACAACTCAACAAAGCCAGGCGAGATAGTATATGATGGATTTAGTGGGTCAGGTTCAACCCTAATGGCTTGCGAGAAGACAGGAAGAGTTAGCAGAAGTATAGAGTACGACCCAAAATATGTAGATGTCATCATAAAGAGATGGCAGAAGAAGACAGGTGCAGTAGCCCGTCACTCCGACGGAACATTATGGAACGATATGGAGTACTATGATGAGGGGAAGTAAAAAAGATAAGAAAGGTACTGTAACAAAAGAAGGTATCGTAGTAGGAAGAGACAAGAAAGTAGTTATACCAGAAGAAGTAGAGAAATTAGCGAAACTATGGTGTACTGACAAAGAGATAGCAGAATGGTTTGGAATAGATGCGAACACACTAAAGTACAACTTTAGCGATATTATTACAAAAGGGCGCATTGAGACAAAGCAAGCCTTACGTAGGGCACAACTGAAAAATGCCCTGTCAGGTAATACAACTATGCTTATATTTCTTGGTAAAGCGATACTTGGTCAGAGTGACCAACCTGTACCAGAAGACAATGAAAACATACTACCATGGAATGATGATTTAAAGATATAATATGCCCTTAACTAAAACACAAAAAATAGTCGCCGATTCGAAAGCAAGATTTCGTGTAGCCGCCTGTGGGAGAAGATGGGGTAAAAGTGCATTAGGAGTACGAGAGATAGCAAAAGCAGCCACTAAACCAAACAGTAACGTTATGTACGTTGCCCCGTCGTACCAGATGTGCAGAAATATCATTTGGAGACCATTGAAAACTAAATTGACATCGTTGAACTGGGTGAGTAAAATCAATGAATCACGTTTGGAGATAACACTGACCAACAATAGTTTGATTATGCTTCGCGGAGCAGACAATGAGCAAAATTTAAGAGGAGTAGGACTTGATTTCCTATGTTGCGATGAGATAGCGACAATGAAAAGCGAAGCGTGGACCGAAGTACTTAGACCAACACTAGCAGATAAAGAAGGAAGTGCATTGTTCATAGGTACGCCAAAAGGGATAGGTAATCATTTCTACGAACTCTATACAATGGCACAAACACACGATGATTGGGAGTCATTTTCATATACGACATTAGAGGGAGCAAATGTTTCTGAAGAAGAGATACAGTCAGCCCGAGACCAAATGGATTCCAAAACATTTTCACAAGAATTTGAGGCATCGTTCGAAACAGCCACAAACCTAGTATATTACGCATTTAAGTCAGAAAACAATGTGAAAAAATGGGACGGAGTCGTAGACGACTTAAAATCAATATATGTACTGACTGACTTTGGAGTTAGCCCCATGGCGACTGTGATAGCAGTACCAACAAAGACAGGACTATTTGTAATTGATGAAGTGGCATTATTCAGTAGTAATACCGACGAAATGATTCAAGAGGTGAGAAACAGATACCCACATCAGTCAGTAACTTGTTGGCCTGATCCCGCTGGAGTTCAACGTCGGTCCTCATCTGGCGGACGTACAGATATATCGATATTACAGAATGCAGGATGGAATGTTAAGTACAAACCAAGACATCCAGCAGTGAAAGATAGAGTGAATGCAGTTAATTCATTACTACTAAATAGTAATGGTGAAAGTAGATTATTTATAGATCCGAAAGCAAAAGAACTGATAAAGTCACTTGGCCGCTTCAGTTATAAAGAAGGAACTCTTATACCGGATAAAGGCGGTAAAAATGATTATTCACATTTCCCAGATGCGTTAGGCTATGGGGTAGAGTACTTGTTCCCAGTGACAAGACAATTTAAGACCCAAAGTAAACAAACATTTGGAATGTATTAAAGGAGAAAATATATGTCTTACTTAACTAAAGACACAGTCAAAGAAGTTAATCCAGTATATAAAAAACATATCGAAAGATGGCGTTATTTCTGGGCATCATTCAATGGAGGATTTGACTATCGTAATAGTTCGTTAGAGATGCTTCGTAGATATATGAATGAAGACAGCCAACCAGGACAACAGTACGAGCAAAGATTAAACTACACAGCACTTGAAAACAGTTGCAAGATGATAGTAGACACGTACAGGGCATTCTTATTCAGAACCCTACCAGTGAGAGCGTTAGGTAACTTGAATAAACTACCGTACACCGAAGATTGGCTTAATTCAATAGACCTAGATGGGACTGATATTGACCAATTTATGAAAGAGGCTAACAGTCTTGCTATGATTTATGGGCACATATGGGTATTAGTAGATAAACCACAATCAGGCACAGCAGTAACACTAGAACAAGAAATCCAACAAGGTATAAGACCATATGCACAACTTATAACACCTGAAAATGTTATGGATTGGGAATATACAAGAGTAAACGGACGTTATGTGTTAAACTATTTAAAGCAAAAAGAACACGAAGACAAAGAAATTCTTATCGTTAAAGTGTGGACAAATGAATCAATATGTCGATATCAATATACAAAGAAAGACGAAAACTTAACACTATTAGAAGAACTACCAAACACAATTGGTGAGATTCCATTTGCTATGTTAAAAGCAAACCCATCACACACTCCTGGCCTTGGACTATCTGACATAGCGGACGTTGCAAAGATACAACAAGCAATATTCAACCTAATGAGCGAAGCAGAGCAGTCAATAAGGGTGTCCGGACATCCATCTCTTGTGAAAACTAGCGACACAGATGCAAGTGCCGGCGCAGGGGCTATAATTACCGTAGATTCTAATCTGCCTGGTGAACTTAAACCATACTTACTACAACCATCAAGTGCTAACATTGACTCAATCATTAAAGTACTAAAAGAACACCAAGAGATGATTCTGAAGATGGTACACCTACAGGGAGTAACAGCACACAACACCGTTGCTAAAAGTGGTATTGCACTACAAACAGAATTTAGTATGCTTAACACGAGATTGGGTGATAAGGCTGACAGCCTAGAAAGACTAGAACACAAGATATGGAAGTTATTCCAAGTGTGGACTGGCGTACAAGCAGATGATGAGTTCTTAGTGGAATACAAGAAGAAGTTTGACTTAAGAGACGAAAACAATGACCTAGCAAACTACAAAACAGTACGAGAAATGGGTCTACCAAGTGAAACACTAAACAAAGAATTGGACAAACAAATCGCCCGCATAGTTGTTAAAGATGGTGATGTGTTAGATGAGATTGTTGACGAAATCAACAATGCAGAGACAGTAGAGAGAGATTTAGATGCTGAGAGACCAGCAGAGCCAGATGTACCAGGAATCGCAGAATAATGTGCGTATTCCTAGTGCATCTTTTAAACTTAAATAAATACTAGTGTTAGAGTAAAATAATTTAACATTACAACCACTCCAAAGGAGGATACTATGACTACCATAGAAGAAACAAATGTAGGAACAGCAATTGAACAAGCAACTGAGTCTACCGCTGAAGAAACACCAACTCAGGCAGAAAGAACTTTTAATCAGGATGAAGTTGATGCAATCGTCAAATCCAGACTAGCAAAACAGTCGAAGAAGTACGATGATATTAACATCACTGAATATCGTTCACTTAAAGCAGAACAAGAAAAAATTAAATTAGAAGAACAGAAGAAACGAGGAGAGTTTGAGCAAATATTGACTGAACAAAAAGCAGACTATGATGCCAGACTAAACTCAGTTAAATCTAAACTTCACAGTGTACAAGTTGATGGTGCACTATTATCAGCAGCCAGTTCACGGAATGCCGTGAATCCGTCTCAAGTAGCATTGCTACTAAAAGATAAAGTGACATTAACAGATGACGGTGAAGTTCACGTTCTGAACGACAAGGGAGAAGTTATGTACGATAAAGAAACAGCCTCTCCAACAACTGTTGAGACTTTAGTTAATAATTTCTTAGATGCGTCACCACATTTCTTAAGAGCAGGCCCTAGTGGTTCTGGTTCTGTAGGCACAGTGGGAGAAACAACAAATAACGCAGTGGACATATCTAAATTAGATATGACCAACCCAGCAGACAGAAAGACTTATAAAGAATTGATGAATGCAGGTAAATTAACAAACTATTAATATAAGGAGTCATAACAATGGCAAATTCAGCATACGCATCGGGCATCAACTTAGATGCATTGATGGTAAACACAAAAGCCGCGACAGTATATGCCGCGCAAGAGTCCAGCCTATATCTATCGGGTGGCATCGTACCTATGGTAAACGTACCAGCAGGTTCAATTACAGCACAAGTCCCAGTAATGGGCGCGGTAACAGCAACTAAACTATCAGCAGAAGCGGCACCAGGTGTAGACCTAGACGCAGTTCTTCCTGCTGATGTTAAAAAACAAATCACTTTAGACCTCCATGCGGCACGTTCAGTAGTTCGTGACCTTGGTGGTGTTGACCCACAAGAAATTGGTCGTATATTAGGTTCAGCAGTTGCAAAATCTGCCGACACTACAGTTACAGCGGCTATGAAAGACTTAACAGGTCAAGAAATGGCAGGCGCGGCTGGTACAGCAGACTTGGCATTAGCAGATATCTTTGCGGCAGTAGAGACAATTCGTGGTAACGGCGAGACTGGTGAGTTATTCGGTATTATCTCAACGAACCATTACGCTAAATTGTTAGAAGCAATTGGTAACAATGCATTCGCTGGTGGTGACTTCCAAACATCGGCTATGAGAAATGGCTTCTTTGGGAAAATTGCAGGTGTAAATTGCTTTGTTTCAAGTTACCTGAACAACACAGATATGGGCGTTCCAGGAACACCATTAACTATCAACCCAGCAATGGCAGTATTCTCTGGTGATGCACTTAGAGGTGCTATCTCTGGTGGAATTAACCTAGAGATTGAACGTAGGGCCGCTGCGGTTGGATTTGATGTTGTGGCGAGTGCCGCGATGGGGGCAGATACAATTGATGCTTCTCGTGGTGTTATCATTCACGACGACCAATCATAATCCTAACTTAGGACTATAACGAAAGATATGAGGGCAATGCCCTCATATCCTCACAAAGGAGAATAACATATGACGATGTCAACTGACGCAAATTTGATAGAATATTTACCAGAGATACTAAACTATGGTATTGACGAGTTTCCGGCAGAACACGGAAGAGCAAGAGATGATATTCTTCGTAGATTGAGAACAGAATGGTGGCCAAAAACATCGTACACTGGAATAGATAATGAAATGGATTCTACAAAACTGACAGAATCACAATTTACAAAGTGTGCAACATACTTGGTGTTGGCTGATTATGCACTCCCACAACTCACAAAATGGAACTCGGAGGGAGAAGAAGACAGATTTCAAGTGATGATGAACCATTACCAGAAAAAGTATGAAGAAGAATTTAACTCAATACTATATGATGGTGTCGAGTATGACTCTAACGATGATGGAGTAGTTAAAGACTACGAAAAAGAAGCAAAACATTACAGCAATAGATTGTACAGATAATGTCAAGGCTAGACACAAAATCATTTAAAAGAGACCTAAAGAAATTAAAAAAGGGTGTAAATAAAGGAATAACAAAAGGGAATGAGAAAGCAACAGAAAGTCTGTTAAATACTATACTTGAAAGAACAGCAAAAAGCCGAGGATTAAAAGGCACATTTCCAAAGTACACCAAAGAATATGCAAAAAGAAAAAAGAGCAAGAAAGTAGATTTAAGAGTGTCAGGTGATATGTTAGATTCACTTAGAGTGACAAAAAGACAGAATAATACAATGCTAATAGAATTTGCTGATAAGAAACAAGAAAAGAAAGCAGAAGGTGTTAGCGAAAAGCGTCCATTTATGGGCTATACAAAGAAAGAATGGCGAGAATTTCAAAAAACATTTGGTAAAGAATTTAAGAGACACATATGAGTACTAAAACAAGTTATAGAGAAAACATCGCCAAAGATATTGTCAAGGCGATAAGAAGTATTAAGTCGGTACGATATACAACTAGAGATGTAATCGAACCTGATGAATTAAGCGATGCACAGTTTCCAGCAGTGCTAGTTCAGACTGGCTCAGAAGTTAAATCAGAGTCAAGTATGGGTCACGACAGAATGGGAACAATTGAATACGAACTGACTGGGTTTGTTAAGGGGAAGTACTTAGATACTGCCCGAAACAAATTAGCAGATGCGTTAGAAGAGAAATTGTACGAAGACAGAACACGAAACTCGTATGCTGTTGATACAATAGTAACGGAAGTCATTACTGATGGTGGTGTGATATTTCCGATCGGTGCTATACAAGTTATGGTCACCGTTGAATATATTCACCAGTCAGGTGATTTAACAAAGTAAATCTTAAAGGAGATTAATTATGGCAGTTATAAAAGGTAAAGACGGAACAGTTTCAGCAGGTGGTTCTAACGTAGCCAACGTTACATCGTGGAGTTGTACACAAGAAGCAGACGTCCTAGAAACGTCAGCGATGGGAACAGGCGGCGCTAAAACATACGTTGGTTCAATGACATCTTGGAGTGGAACAGTTGAATGTTTCTTAGATACATCAGCACAACACGGCGCATTGACAGTTGGTGATT